CCTACTCAGGTGGAACTTCCAGGGCAACTACGGACCAAACAATTGGTTTAGTTGGAGCACATGCTACTCAACTAACCGCAGCACCAACAGGATCCGACGGTCTAATTCAAAAGGCCATCCGTGTACTGGAACGTAATGATGCCGTCAAGCTACGCAAGAAATTGAAAGCAGCAGTTGGCATTGCTACCGAGCCGATCCGTGAATCATTTGTTGGTATCTGCCATCCTGACCTTCGTCAGGACATTGAGGCAATTACCGGATTCGTCCCAGTCGAAAAGTATTCCGACACAGGTGATGCAATCGAAGGTGAGATTGGTTCAGTCCGTGGCGTGAGATTCATCACCACAACCCAAGCAATTCCTTTTGCAGATGCTGGCGCTACAGCAGGTAGTAACTTCATGGTTACAACCAGCGGTACTTCAGGGACATCTGGCAGTTGTGATGTTTATCCCGTTATCATACTAGCAGCCGATGCAATCGGTTGTGCCACACTTGGAGGCATGGATTCTCTCCGCTCCAAAGTCGTTATGCCTAAGCCAGGACCTGGTGACCCTTTGGGTCAGCGTGGTACTGTTGCATGGGACACATTCTACTCTTGCATTATTCTGCAAGATTTGTGGATGTATCGCATTGAATGCACTGCGACTAACTTATAATTCTAACCTATGAAGCCCTTAGCTACGGAGCCCCGTAGCGGGGGCTCCTATACCCTAAAATGTCTAAATAGGAGAAATCTATGGACTCTTTAAAAACTAAAATAACCAGTGCCAAGCAGATGTCGGCAATTGACTTTGTCAATTTTGCTGATGGCCTGACATGGGCTGCCGCCGTTTATAAGCGTGTTATCTTCATTCCAGAAGGTGCACGAGTTTGTGGATTCGGAATCCATGTAAATATTGTGGCTGGTAGTGCTACAGGTACTAACACCATTACAATTGGCCATGACGCTGGAACTGCTCAGACAGATACTGGCATGACGCATATTGCGGCAACAGCAGATGTTGATGCATATGCACTAGCAGTAACTCTTGAAACAGTAGGTTGGACAGGACCAGAACGTGGTCCCGTAGATGCTGCTGTAACATCAGGAGTAGAACTAATGGGTAAGCCACCTACAATGACAAGTGGAGCAACGTATACCTATGCTCCGTCTTCAACAGCACCTTGGTCTTCTTCGGGAGAAAAAGTTGTACCGGTTGTTGGGTATGTAACAACTGGAGCAACTCAATCAACAGGATGCTTACATTGGTGGGTTGACTACTGTTTTGATTCCAATATAGTTTGGACTCAGGCAGACTTAGCCTAATACTAATTTACTAGGCGGGGGCAACCCCGTCTGGTACTAACTCAAGCAAGGAGATCTTATGCCTACAGCAGGCGGATTATTAGGGAAAAGTGAACACATTCCCAAACACGGTAAGAAACATAGTGCATATCAAGACGCTGGCGATGGCCAGTGGATAATCATGCCCAACGGCATGAAGATGGCAAAAGAGTGGGGAAAAGGCGATTCTATCCCTGAAGGTTTTTGTGTCATCAATATTGATCATGGACGTGACAATACCGAGATGGGACCTGTTCCAGTTACACATGGTGAGAATACATTAATTATTCCCCGTGGTACGAACAGGGTAGTGCCACTTCTTCACGTTAACGTACTGAATGACGCAGTTACCACTGATTATTTTCAAAAGGATTTGATGAGCGGTATGTCATCACGGTCTAACAGGCGGTTTAATTTCGTAGTAAAGAAATGGGCCAAGACTGGATCCGAGATGGGGATCTCACTGGAAGATTTGGAAGATGCAAAAGAGCGTCACGAGGTAATAGACCTTGACCAAGATTAATGAACCGAAAACAAATAAGGGAGCGAGTTGAAACAGCATTACAAGATAGAGACAACAGGCACTGGACAGATGCAGAAATAAACCAGTACATTGATGACACTCTTGTAGAGTTCACACGCATCTCAAAGTACCCTCAGTCAGAGGGGTCTGCCACTAATCCTGGCGGAACCACCCCTCTAGGTGAGGCTACACAAACAGGCACACTGACCATTGACGGGAAAACTGCCACTATTACCTTTAGTGGTGTCCACGGATACAATGCAAGCGATGTCGTTGTAGTCTCAGGAGGAACACCAACTGAGTATAATGGAGCGTTCCCTATTCTCGTTCCGTCTACAACCACGCTTACTTACAGGGTAAGCTTCGGTGATCCAGTCACAGATTCTTCTGTTTCTTGCTTTAGAATAGGCCCCACTTATACCAAACCCTCCACAATTGCAGAGATAGTATCTGCAAGCATCGATGGCAGGGAGCTTTCCATACATACAGAATCCGAACTGAATGCCGCCGCCGCTTCTCGTGGTTACCGTCATTTCATGCTCGAATCCAGTATGGGCTTTCATCCCAACGCTTTTTCATCAGCAATCACAACTGTAGACAACACGCCAAAGTGGCGAGCTCAGACTGGTCCAATTGAAGCAATTATCTTCAATAACCGTACAGCGAGCTCATTCAGGATTTATCCACTTCCAAAGGCAGACAAGGATCTGTATGTTGACAAGGATGCAACAGCCAAAGTGTTTCATACTCTCACGATACGAGGAGTACCAGTATCAAGCGCACTAGCCAGCGACACAACGTCACCAGACATCAATTCATATTGGCATGAAGCTATTGTCTATGGCGCTCTGGAGAGAGCATGGCTGAAAGAATCGAAGTTACAGAACGTAGAGAAGTCAAGTATGTATCGTAACAAGTTTATGGAACATGCCAATCAGGCAAGGTACATGGAGGGTATGACATCCGGTGCTCTCAGTGAAGGTCGTAACCAAGGCGGATTTAGAATAAACAGGAACTTATGAAAAAGAAAAAGAAAAAGACTCCAAAAGGATACAATGAGGAAGGTCTTCTTGGCTCACAGGGATATTAATGGCAGCAGGTAAATACGATATCACGATTGAGCAGGGATCCACATTCACTCTCAATCTATCATACAAGGACAGTGACGGAGCAGTGGTTGATCTCTCTGTTGGGTACACTGGCAGGATGAAAATCCGTGAATCCACCGGCGGTACCATAATTGCGTCAACCGAGTCCGGTGATTCTCCAAAGAACACGTTATCTATAGCCCTGGCTGCTTCTGGCAACAATATAATTGTGACCATGACGGCGGCTAACACAGCAGCACTTGACTTTGACAATGCTGTTTATGACCTTGAACTCGTTGCTGGCACAACAGTAGACAGAATTATAGAAGGCAGGGTTTTCCTTTCCAAGGAAATAACGGTATGAGCTCAATTACAGTCACAGAGAACAATAACAAGGTATCAGTCAATAAGACTACCAATGTAGTCACTGTAACCTCACCAGGCACAATTGGGCCACAAGGGGGTTCAGGTACAATTGAGTCTGCAACTGCAACGTCTTCCGAGGTAGCAGTAAATAGTTCTGGTATAAGCGGATCTCCAACAGTTGCCGTTACACTTGGAGGAACCGCTGAAGCAAGGACAATGGCCTTTGCTTTTGGTGTACCTACCGGCACAAGTGGTGTCATACAATCCATTGCTACAACTGGCACTGACGGTATAGATGTAGACAGCGGTGGGACAATGAATACTGCTTCAAGTGCTATAACACTTGGCATTAACGCACAGACCCTCTGGAATCACATCCTTGGAGCAGATGTAACCGGAAATGCTCTGATTGTCAGTGATGGATCCAACACCTCTCCAATAGCTTTGGAGGGAACTATTACTTACACAGCAGTTGCCAATGAAACTACTGTTGTTGAGAGTGCAGGAGCAATCACAATTGGCCTTGTTGACAATCCTGTAGTCAGCGGAGTCACAGCCGGTAACGTAAAAGTCGGGGTAACTGGCGACAATGAAATAGACACGTTATCTGGGAACCTTACGCTGGACAGTGCCGGTGGTACAGTTGCAGTTGACGACAACCTGACTGTAGCAGGGAATCTTACCGTAAGTGGCACAACAACAACAATAGATTCAACGATTACTACAATTGTTGATCCGATCATAGTATTACAGACAGCAGTTGGTGGTGGGGCATTATCATCAGATACCAACAAGGATATAGGGCTACTGATGCAGTACTATACGGGTTCTGCAAACAAGACAGCCTTTTTAGGATATGATGACTCTGCCGGGAAACTGGCATTTATTCCTGATGCAACCGTTTCATCCGAAGTTATTTCCGGTTCAACGGGAACAATGGTTGTTAACATTGAGGGTGCCGTTACCGGTAATGCCAGCACGGCAACTGCTCTTGCAACAAGCAGGACAATTGGAATGACAGGCGACGTGGTCTGGACTTCACCATCATTTGACGGGTCTGGTAATGTAACTGCCACGGCCACGATTCAGGCTAATTCCGTAACAATGGGTACGGACACTACTGGTAATTATGTTGCTACTGTTACAGCCGGAACTGGACTAACTTCAACTGGAGCAACCAGTGGAGAAAGTATAGCTCATTCCCTTAGTGTAGATCCTGCACAAACTCAGATTACTTCAGTAGGAACTATTGGTACAGGAGTATGGCAAGGTTCTGTAATAGGTTATCAATACGGTGGAACTGGAACAGATGGAAAAACCGGAACTGGCTCTAATGTGTTGAATGTAAACTGTACACTTGTAACTCCCGATCTTGGTACCCCTCAATCTGGAGTTATGACTAATGTGACTGGAACTGCTTCAAACTTAACAGCGGGAACTGCAACAAATATAACAGCAGTAGCTAATGATTCAACTAACGAAACAGTATACCCAACCTTTATAGACGGAGCAACTGGAGCTCAGGGCATTGAAACAGATACAGGATTAACTTATAACCCTAGCACAGGTCTATTAACAGCGGCTGGGTTTGCAGGACCAATAACGGGTGCAGTAACAGGTAACGCTGCAACAGCTACCGCACTAGCCACAGGTAGGACAGTTGGCATGACAGGCGACGTTGTTTGGACTTCACCAACATTTGATGGATCCGGCAACGTAACTGCTTCAGCCACGATTCAGGCCAATTCCGTGGCATTGGGCACAGATACTACAGGTAATTATACAGCCACCGTTACAGCCGGAACAGGGCTGACTTCTACCGGAGCCACCAGCGGAGAGGGCATAGCCCATTCACTCAGTGTGGATGCAGCACAGACCCAGATCACTTCGGTTGGCACTATTGGTGCCGGAACATGGCAGGGTACGGCTGTAGCCGATGCTTACATTGCAAGCGCAGCCACTTGGACTGCAAAGGAAGATGCTGGGGTGGCCACAGCTATGGCGATTGCCTTGGGCTAGAACTAACTGAAACTAAAGGATAATTATGGCAAATGCTTTTAAAAATGTAACTGTAAGAGCTACTTCATTAGCCGCTGATACGGATGCTCCAATCGGTAGCGCAGTAGCTTCTGGAGCTACACACACAATTATAGGGTTGTCAATCGCAAATATCACGAGTGGTGTAATAACTACAAGTGTTAAACTGACCAATTCTTCAACGGAAACCTATATAGTCAAGGACGCACCGATACCCGCTGGCGGAAGTCTTTTAACTGCTGGAGGGGACCAAAAGATCGTGCTGTGGTACACAGGAGGAAATGGGGATTTAATTAAGGTTCAATCGAATACGGCAAATTCTATGAATATAGTATTATCATATTTAGAGAGTACATAATGGCATACTTAGGAAGACGTGGCGCAACCGCCGCTCTGACCACTGGTGA